GGAGCGGTTCCAGCCGCTCATGTTCTGAGCAATCGCCGGGGAACAGAAGAACACCTTGTCCTCGCTGCCGCGGGCGAACGTGTCGGTGACGAACTGGTCGAAGAACGGCACCGTCAACGGCCCGTTGGCGTCACGCTTGATCGAGGTGATGAACTCGATCGCGCCTCCGGCGGTTCCCTGCGGCTCGGTGTTGGAGGCCGAGGCGACGAAGCTGCGGATGCCGAAGAATCCGATCGATTCCCACTTCCGCTTGTGCTCGATCGCCTTGCGAACCGCTTCCTTGCCGGGCTCGCGTCCGCCGTACTTCTCGATCGCGGTATCCGTACCCGTGAACGACCAGGTGGTGCGGGTGATCTGGGTGAAGTTGTAACCCAGCACTCGCTGCAGATACCGTGCGGTGGGGAAGTCCGAGCCCTGCGGCTGCGAGTCCCCGACGACCAGGTAGACGTCGCCGGAGTTGATGGCGGCGGCGGGCTGGATCGCGCCGAGCGTCGGCGAGATCGTGAGCGTGTCGGTCGCAACGGACACGACCCGCGCACCTTCCCCGGTGCGCATGTTTCTGAGCAAATCCTGTCCGGCGACAATCTTCCCCTGACCGGCCACCAGCACGATGCTGGTCGCCCCGGCGAGCGCCGAGGCGGACGTGGTGACGGTGCGGGGGAACAGCTCCTCTTCGAGCCAGTTGACCTTCTCGCGCGTCGCTACGCGCGAGGGGGTGCGGGTGCTCATCGTCGTGAACTGAGACTGATCCTTGTCGAGCTTCTGGATCGTCTCGTTCATGTCGATTTGCTTCTCGCCCTCGGCCGAGGTTGCAGCCGATGGGCCGAGTTGCTCCTCGGTCGAGATGTCGCCGGTAACGATCGTTCCGGCCATGCGTAACCCCTCTCAGTACGAAGTGACGAGTTGTCCCTTCGGCCCGATCGGGGTGTCCCTCACCTAGGAGGGGCCCGCGGCCTACTTGGATGCTGCTTCGAACTCGGCGTCGAGCTGTTCGAGCGTGAGGCCCGGCGTCACCATCATCGAACGCCGGGGTGTCTCAGTCGTTCTCGATGCCGCTCCTGACGATACCACCGCGCCATTGCGCGCGTCATTCGCGGCCCGGCGGCGCTTCTGCTTGATCTCCTCCTTGGCGGATGCCACGCTCGCGGTCGAGGCGCGAGCGATCTCGTACAGGTTGATGATCGCGCGCGCCGAGCGCTCGACGTCGTTACCGCGCGCGTCGATCACGGTCGGGTGGTCGGGGCCGAGCTGGTGCAGCATCGTCTCCATCTGCCCCCAGTAGCCGCCCATGTCCGGGTAGTTCTGCTGGAGCAGGTTCAGCAGCAGCCCCTGGTCGATCGGCTCGTCGGCGGGCTGATACTGCTGCTGCGCCTGCTGCTGCGCCTGGTCGACGAACTGTCCGGCGCGCAGCGCCTCGTACGGGCTCTCGCGCGACCATTCGCGCACGACCGCGCGCGCCAGGTCGTACTCCCCGGCCTGCATCGCAGAGTGAACGTAGCCGCGCGGGTTCTGCGAGGCGACGGCCTCCTCGACCCACTGGCTCTGCTCCTCGTTCAGGTAGGTCTGTTCGAGGCCCGAGAGCGCCTGCAGCTGCGTGAGCTGCTGCTCCAGCTCCTGCACGCGCGCGAGCGCCGCGCTCTTCTCGCTGCCCTGGCGGCCGAGCACGACCGACAGCTCGACGGCGCCGCGCAGCGCCTTCTCGACGTCGCCGCCGTACTTGGCGAGAAACGACTGGATCGCCGGGTCGTCGTAGGCGGCGGCAACCTCCTCCTCCGGCTCTTCCTCCTCGCCGACGAGGTCTTCCTCCTCCTCGGCCTCCTCCTCCTCCTCCTCCTCCTCGGCCTCTTCCTCTTCGTCTTCCTCGTCGGGCTCGCCGACCGGCTCGTCCTCATGCGCGGGCGAAGGCTCGATCGGCTCCTCGACCTCGTCGTCGTCGATCCCGTCGAAAGCGGCCATGATCTCGTTTGTGATTTCGCTCACGCGACCTCCTGTCGTCTCAGGTACTCATCGAGCCGCGCCTCGGCGCCGCCGGGAACGGCGAGCACGTAGCGCATCCCTTTCACGAAGCCGCGCAGGAACGCCTGCCGCTCCAGGTCGACCGACTGCCCGGCGAAGATTTTCGCGACCAGCTCGCGCTCGAACGCCTCGCGGCGCCGCTCGATCTCGACCTCCAAGACCGGCCAGGAGGGATGCTGGGAGAGCGCGGACAGCTCGCCCTGGCGCACCGTCAGGTTGCGCCGCTCCTGCTCGGTCAGCCTATGTGGGCGTGCCACCGCCACCCTGGTTCGCGGCGCCGCCGTACTGACTCATCATTCTCGCCATCGCCGTCTCCGGGCTCATCGAGGAGACGTTCGAGGGAGAACCGGGCCCGGCGGCGAGCGCCGTGTTCGTGACCCCGTTCGTCTGCCCGTTCGCCGGAGCCTGCGGGGGCGCCTGGGGGCCGCCTGGGGGTGGCGGCCCACCAGCTGTCGCGGCGCCCGCCTGTGGAGGCAGGAAGTAGCGCTCCTTGTCGAGCACGTCGTAGGCGTCGAGGGTCTTCTCCATGAACGCCTTCAGGTTCAGCGGGGCGCCCGACTGCGCCATCACCGGGGCAAGCTGACCGGCGATCTGCATCAGGCTCTGCGCCTCCGCGCGCCGCTCCTGCCGCATCAGGCTGTCGGAGGTGACGTCGATCATCACGTCGAAGTCGCCCTGGATGTCGAGCGGCGAGATCGACTTGTAGGCCTGCGCGCCCTGCGGCCCGAGCACGCCGATCACGCGGTCGTCACGGAGGAACTGCTGGTAGAGGAGCAGGAAGTGCTTGCCGAGCGTCGCGTATGACCAGAGGTAATGCTGTTTGCGCGCCTGGATGATCCGCTGCGCGATCGTGGTGATGATCGAGACGCCGGTCGCAGTCTGCTGGTCGATCGTCTGCGAGTCGGCGCCCGAGCTGTAGGGCAGGCCGCCCATGATGTTCTGCAGGTCGCCCTTCAGCAGCTGCTCGGCCTGCAGGGTGATGTTCGCGACGGTCGGGTCGATCTTCAGCGTGTCGACCTGGCCGGGATCCTCGACGAACCACTGCGCGTTCGGCGCCCACTCGAACGCCTCCGGGTCATCGACGTCGGAGCGGATCAGCGTGATCAGGTTCGCGAGCATCCTGACGACATCGAGGCGCTGGTTCTGCAGCGTCCAGAGCATCTCCTGCAGCTGGCCCAACGCCTCGACCACCGACAAGCCGGGGATCTGGAAAGCGTCCGGCATCGAGCTGCAGACGACGAATGGGAGCCTGCCGTTCCAGAACGGGTTCGAGCGGTCTTTCAGCAGGGTGGTGCGGTTCGCGACCGTGATCACCCGCTCCGGCGTCCAGTACTCCAGCACCTCGATCAGGCTGTGCGTGCGGTCGACGTTGCGCAGCCGCATCTCGCGCGCGGTGATCGCGGCCTGCGTCGCCGAACTCGACGATTCCTTCACCTTGTCGACGTTCGAGTACAGCCCCTGCTTCTGCTTGCGCCGCAGCGACGCCATCGTCTCCCAGGTGCGGTGGATCAGGTACTCGGCCTTCTCGACCGTCGGCGCCTGCGAGGGCCAGAAGAAATCGCGCACGTCGACCACCTCGGAGCGGGCATCGTCGATCACCAGCGTGTCCTCGATCGTCTCCTCGCGGTGCGAGACGAGCGTGTCCAGCTCGTTGCCGTACTGGTCGAGGATCTGGATCTGCTCCGGTATCAGCCGCGTAACATCGCGGTGCTCGGTCTGCCAGTAGTCCTTCAGCACCGAGATCCCGGCGATCATGTCTTGCTGCATGAACGCCCGCTGCCGTTCGGCGAAGTGGTCGCGATCCAGGGCGTAGCGGAGGGTGTCGCCGATCGCGTCGACCGCGTGCATGCGGCTGATCACGTCGTCCAAGGCCTCGTCGGGCTTCGGGCGCGGCTGCACGTTGAAGCGCGGGTTCGGTTCCAGCATCGTCGCCAGCATCCCCTCGCAGGTTTGGAGCACGTAGGGGGTCGTGACGTCCGAGTGCCAGTCCTCCTCGTTCGCGGTCGTCGAGGCGCCCTCGGCGAGCCCGCGGTAGGCGTTGTAGCGGCGCTCGACCTTGTCGACGAAGCTGTCGTGGTAGCGACGCTCGCAGTCCTCGACCGCCTTGACGACGAGCTGGACGGCGTTCGACTGTTTCGAGTCGTCGTAGAGGTCGGTCTCGGCCACCTAGTAGCCGCCCCCGGGCGGGCCTGGCGGTGGGCCTCCCGGAGGCCCTGCCGCCGCTGCGGCCTGGCCGACGGGGCCCGCGGTGCCCCCCGGGCCCTGCCCGAGCGCCCGCTGCAGGCTCGATAGGTCGCCGGACTTCGACGAGTCCTGGTTCGCGGCCTGCAGCTTCAACACGTTCTGCAGGCACTGCGCCCCGATCGCACGGTCGCCGTGGTCGGGATCCATCTTGATGAAGGCGTGCAATGCGTGCTCGGCAACCTGCAGCGCCTCCAGCGAGGAGCCGTAGGTCTCCTCGCCCTGAGCGGTGTCGTCGGGCGCTGCGCCCTGGCCGGGCGGTGGAGCGCCGAGGTCGGGCGGTGGGGCGCCCCCGCCCCCCGCGAGATCGGGCGGCGCCCCGCCACCACCTGCGCCTCCGAGCGCGGAGGCGAAGTCCATCATGGACATCTAGTTCCTCACTTTCTGTCGCGCACGCCAGCGACGATTTGCCTCGTTCAGGCACGTTCGACAGACTCGCTGACGAGCGTTCCTCCCCGAGTACCGGTGCCCGTAAGGACAGGTCTTCCGCTCGATCGCGTGAAGTCGAACATGCTCGTCGGCCCCGACCACCTGCAAGTGATCCGGCCGAACGCAGAGCGCGGTGTGGCAGAGATGGTGACGATGCTCGCCTGGCCCGACGTGTCCGAGCAGGAACGACAACGCCTGCACCGTCGCCTCGCCGTCCCAGAAGAGCGGGTAGCCGTAGCTGTTGGCTGAACCCGTCCAGATCCAGCAGCCCTCGGTGATCTCGACTTTGCTCCAGAACCTCTCCTGCGCAGTCATGCGACCCTCCGTCGTTCCCAGGGGTACTTGTGAGTCAGGTTCTTCCTCACCGTCTTGTGAGCGCGCTTGGGGTGAGTCCCGAAAATCCGGTACATCTCAAGGGCGATCCCGAACGCCATCACGCGGTCGTCGTTCGAGCCCTCCTGGGCTCTCGGCGAGGGCAGTGTCTTCTGGCGCACGAACGTGCGGCACTCCATGATCAGGCTGCGCGGCATCGCCGGGATCGTCTTCTCGCGGATCGCCTGCTCGATCTGGTTGATCACCTGCGGCCTCGTCTTCGAGTTCATCGGGAAGCCGTAGTTCGCGAGCTGGTGCATGTCCGATCTGTCCGCGATCTGGTGCCGGTACAGCTTCGGGTAGTGCGGTCGGCCTTTGCGGCCGTCGCGAAGACTGATGATCACCGGCTCGCCAAAGCCACCGCCCATCTCGACCGCGATCCTCGCGCTGCCATACCAGCGGCCCAGGTAGTGCAGCTGCTCCGCGTACTCGTCCGCGTCGAGCTTGCCCTGGATCTCCGCGACGACCGCCATCGAGGTCAGGTCGATCACGTAGGCGCAGGAGTAGTCGAAGCCTCTACCCGTGGCGACGTCGGCGCCGATCGCGTAGGAATGCGTCTCGTCCGGCTTCGCGTACAGGCGGATCGGGCCCTTGCCCTCGTAGTGGATCTTCGCCTTCGCGCCCGTCTTGTCGACGATGAAGCGGAGCCGAGTGTCCTCGTCGAGCTTGTGGTTGTCCGAATACCAGGCGAGGATCTCGGTGTCGAACCAGCACTCCCCGGTATTGATGAACGCATCGTCCGGCGTCCTCGGGAACTGCTCGGCGCGGTCGGCGGGTGGTAGGGCGCGCGCGTTCCGCTCGTACCAGCCTTCGTCGCGCTGCGGATGCAAATCCCAGGGCAGGAATTGCGTCTCGATCCCGTACGCCTCGGCATTCACCCACAAATGGTGGAAGAAATTGCCCTCGCCCGATTGCTCGTTCGAGACGCCGTTGGCGGTTGAGATGACGACGATCTGGCCGCCGTTGTCGGCGGTCGGGAAGGTCGCCTTCCAGGACTCGCGCGCGTACTCATGGCGCGCGTACTCGTCGAGGAGAACGATCGTCGCGGTCTCGCCGTGACCGGCCCGTCGTGTCGAGGGGAGGCCGACCACGGACGAGATCCGCCCGTCGGGGAACGTCAGCTCGATCAATGTGGAGGGTCGAGCGTCCCGTGACGGCTTCGTCACCTTCGCCTCGAACTGCAAGTGATCCGGTAGCGAGACGAACATGTCGAAGATCCGGTTGACAACCTTGATCGCCTCGTCCTCGTTGATCGAGACGATCAGCGCCCTGGTGCCGGGCATCGTCAGCAGCTTCCACAAGGCGTAGCCCGCGGCGAGCCAGGTGATCCCGATCTGCCGTGCCTTCAGGACGAGGCTCAGCGGATGCTTGATCCAGTTGTCGAGCACCTCGCGCTGCCAGTACCAGGAGGCATCAGGGTCGGTGAGCGTGAACGCGAACCGCTCCCCCGTCTTCGGGTCGATGCACTGGACGTGGTCGAGCAACCCGCCGGGGTGCTGGAGCGCCAGGGCGCGCTCGCTCAGGCGCCGCGCGTAGGCCTTCTTGAACAACGCCAGCCCCTTCGGGTCGGGCGCAGTGAGCGTGTCCGCCACGTTGCCTCCTCCGGCGACTTTGTAAAATCTTTGCGCGGCTTGGTTGAGCCAAACACGAAAACCGTGTGCAGGGATTTTGTCTGGTTACTCGTTGCCCTTGTGGAGAACGGATCGAGAAACCCGGTAAAATGTGTACAGCACAAACCGGTCAACCAAAGGGGAACCATGAACCGTCAAGACGCCGAAGACCTCGCCCGCTCCTACTGCCTGCGCAACGTCGAGAGCACGCGCCGTCACGCGATGCTGACGCGACCAGCGGCTGAAGCGTACGTTCTCGAACTAGCCCTGGAGCACTACGGCTCTGGACTGACGACAACCGCGATCAGACGCATCCGCCGAGCACTGCGGGCTACTCGATGATCGGCCTGCCGGTGACGGCGAAGCAGCCCCAGCCCGCGTTCGCGTGCTCGTAGCCCCACTGCGCGACACGCATCTGGTCGAGGCGGCTGGTAGCCGAGGCCTCCGTGCGAACCCCCACATGGCGGCCCCACGACCACCAGTTGCCCGACCAGATCCCTAGCCCGCCAACGTACGTTTGCCCGCCCTGCCACCACGCCCCGTGCTCCTCGCAGTCGGCGACGCGATCCCAGAAGGCGACTTGGCGTGGCGTCAGCCCACCACCCCCTCGCGCCGTGACGATCAGCGCCGAAGCGATGACAGCTGCGAGCAGGGTGAGGGCGAGCAGACGCAACAGATGACCTCCTGGGTCGCTGACGCGGACGGCCGCAAGAGACAGGCGTCGCGCAGCTGACTAGGAGATAAGGCCCGTCTCGCTCGGCGTAGGTGTAGAATCTGAGGCGGCTGTTTCATGTTGACGCGAGCCCGCCCCGTCTACCACTAGGCGGAAGCGGGCTCGTTTTACTTCTTCTTGCCTTTGACCTTCTTCAAGTTCGGGTTCGCCTTCTTCGCAGCCGGGGAGGCTTTGCGGGTGCTGGCCGCGAGGATCGCCGCGGCGCGGGCCCGGCTGATCCCCTGACGCTTCGCGATCTGGCCCTGCACCGCCTTGAAACCCGGGTGCTTCTTCTTCGCGGCCATCAGACCGGCGTCACGATCTCGGGCGGCAGGTAACGACCGATGAAGGCGACGACCGTGTCCGTGTCGTCGTAGACCGCGAACGCGCGCGTGGTCGACGCCGCGTAGTTCTGGGCGACGACGTAGGCGGCGCAGGCGATCGCAACCGCGGAGGCGTTGTCGTAGCTGCCACCGGCCAGGACACCCTTCTTCTCGGTCTCCGGGTCGTAGTCGTGGACGTTGAACGGATGGGTCGCCATCAGCTGATCCAGTTGAAGCCGAAGAGCAGGAAGCAGACGAACGCAACCGCGATCACGAACAGGAAGATCTCCTGCTTGGTGATGACCATTACTTCTTCCTCAAGGGCTTCGCCCAGCTCTCCGCAGGCGCGCCATGGTCGAGCGACGGCAGCTTGTGCATCTTCGGGATCATCGGCGTCTTCGGGCCGTAGTCGACGATCAGCTTGTGCCCCTTCAGCGGGCCGCTGGTCGGTGTCCTCGGTGGCATCGCTATCCCTTCTTCTTGCGGGTCGTCTTCTTCTTCGGGGCAGGCGCCACCTTGTCGAAGTGGTGCGCCTTCGCCCACGCCTCGCCCTTGACGGCGTAGGCCCACTTCTGCTGGCGGCGTGACTTGGCGGGCATCGTCTCCTCCTAGCTGGCGCGGGCGGGTAGCAGCGACATGATCCGGTAGGTGGCGCTCGTCCCGGCGGCGTTGGAGAAATACGAGTGCTGGAGCAGCACCCCCGACGTCAGGCCGGTAAGCAACTGATCGGAAAACGCGATCGAGTGTTGCCCGCCGATACCGCAGATCGACGGAGCGTAGATCCCATACGGGTTTGTCGCGCCGAGGGCGAGGCCGAGATATAGCTGCGAAGCGTTGGTGCAACCGAACTGGGCGTAGGCCGAGACGTAGAAATCACCGTTCCTGGGGATCGTCAGCTGCGGCGCACCAGCCGTCCAGGTGTTCGCCGAGAACCCCTGGCTGGTATCGAAGCGGGCGTACAGGGGCGGCCCGCCCACGAACTCCCACTTGTAGGCGGACGCCGAACCGGCGTTGAAGCGAAACTGCCAGATCACGCCGTTCGCGGCATCGACGGGGAACAACCAAAGCTGCCCATCGACGGGCGATCCTGGCGGGGTCGAAGCGGTCGTCGGCGGCGGAACTGGTGCGACGCGCGAGTCGAGCAGCGCCAGCTCGTCCTCGATGTTCTTCATGTTCGTCCGGTTCAGCGGCGTCGCGCCGTCGACCCAGTTCGTCGGTGTGTAGACCACACGACCTCCTTAAAGACAGAAGGCCCCGAAGGGCCCCCTGCCGGTCAACCTTCGCGGCCAGGGCTGACGCCCGGCGCACGGAGGAGCTTCCGAGTGTAGCCGGAGTTACACTTCCGCTCGGTCAGCCTTTTCCCCAGCGGAAGGAGTGAACTAAATGAGTGCAACAAGCGAGTCGGGCGGCGGCGTCCAGGAGACGCTGCGGCGCCTGACCGAGCCCCTGAAGAGCGAGCTTGTCGAAATCGATAGGCAGATCACGAAGCTGACCGTCGAGCTGAGCGGGCTGCGCGAGACGCAGCGCAACGTCAAGTTCGTGCTCGCGCG